TTAATAAAAGAAAAGTATGTATTGACAGGCGTTGGAGCAGATAGTCATTATGTATTAAGTAAAAAAGGTATGATGCATTTTAAACATACAGTTGAATTAATGAATAAATTTAGATACAATTATTTTTATGGAACTGTTAACCCTGGTGCATTAGAACAGTTGCGACAATTTTGTACCGAGTATAATAAAGAGTTATGTGTTCCTTATTTTGAAAAAGAAGTATATGACTACTTCTATGATAGATCATGGGAAGAAATAAACAAACCATACCAAAAGGCTTTGATAAAAGATAGGTTTGAAGAGTTTAAAAAGATCAAAGTAAAGCCACATATCAATTATCAATTGAATGCAGAAATAGACAAATCGTTTGAAAAACTTCTTGACAATAAAGAGATAAATGTTTATAATAGAAAACGAGTCATGGACATATGTAGAGATTGGTGGAAGATGAATAATAGTAAAGCAAACTTAGAGAAATTTATATAATGAAATACAAACCTTATTTAATGAAAGATGTACATGCTGGAGAGGCATTAAACAAATTTAGAGTTATATCTACTTTCGCTGGAGGTGGTGGATCATCGACAGGGTATAGACTTGCTGGAGGCAAGATACTTGCGATTAATGAATTTGTAGAAGAGGCAAGAAATACTTACAGAGATAATTATCCCAACACACCAATAATGGACGGTGATATAAAAGAATTAAAAGGTAAAGACTTTTTAGATATTACAAAATTAAAAGAAGGTGAACTAGACTTATTAGATGGCAGTCCACCTTGTTCAGCATTTAGTATGTGTGGTACTCTTGCAAGAGAGGGTACAGTACACTCAGACGGATTTGGTAAAACTAAATCTTATTCAGATGGTAAGATAGTTACTAACATAGAAGATTTATTTTTTGAATTTTTAAGAGTTGCAGATACTATTAGACCAAAAACTATTATTGCAGAGAATGTTGAAGGTCTAACAGTTGGAGAAGCAAAACAATATTTTAATAAAATACAAAATACATTTGAGGACATTGGATATCAAGTAGTTGCAAAAGTACATGATTGTTCTCAGTTTGGTGTACCACAAAGAAGAAGACGAGTATTCTTTATGGCAGTAAGAGACGATATTATGGATCAAGTTGGTTTAAACTTTATGACATTATCATCTATATTTCCTGAGCCAAATAATACTATTACTACTTTACAAGGTGCGTTTGACGGATTAGAATACGATAAAGAAGAAGTTGAAATGTTAACTACTAAATGGAAAGAGACAGCATACTATAAACAAACATGTATCTTAATGCCAAGAAACCCAGAGAAGGTTATTACAGGTACAGATTATCATCCTAAAGGATGGCATTTTAATTTAAAGATCGCTTCAGAATTTCAACCAAGTCCTACTATTACAGCAATGGGTGCCACAGAAAAAACTGCAGGTGTTTGTCATTGGAATGATGATAGAAAGTTTACTTTGGGTGAATTAAAAAGAGTAACTTCATTGCCCGATGATTTTATTCTTACAGGTAAATGGGCACAGAAATCAGAGCGTTGCGGTCGTATGGTACCTAGTCTTATGATGAAATCATTGGCGACTTCGATGTATGAGAAAGTAATAAAGGAAATAAAGTGAGTAGAAGAATAAGAAAATTTATAGTTAAAATAAGAATGTGGTGGGCAGATATTAGAGGTCATCACGGCAAACGCTGGGATTATGAGCCAGGAGATCATTACATGGGGGGAAGAAAAAATGGCAAAAAAAAGTAAACTAGACAAACGATATGAGTTTGTTGAAAAGTATAAATTAGATACTTGGGCATTTGTAGTATTAATAGTTGGACTTATGTTGATATCATATTTTAGGAGTCCATAGTGGTAGATTTTACATTCGCACATAGAGAAGAAGGTTTTGATGAACACATAGATAAGTCAATACGAGGTTATCAAGATTTACTAACGGATGTTGTATCTTTATCTAGATACTTTGTTGAAAGAGATACCAATGTTTATGATATTGGTTGTTCAACAGGTAAGTTAACTGAAGCGATGTTACATAAGAATAAAGATATTGAAGATGTTAATTATTTTGGTATAGAAGTTGCAGACGGATTTACTGGTGATATGAAAAGTAGAGGTATCAAACTTAACTCAGATTATCCTAGAAACAAAATAACTTTCTTACATGAAGATGTTAGAAACTCAATGATTGAAAATGCTTCATTAATTACTTCAATATTTACTTTACAATTTATGTCAATGAAAGATAGATTGCCAATGATTAAAAAAGTTTATAATGGATTGAATGAAGGTGGTGCGTTTATCTTTGCAGAAAAAACTATTTGTGAAAATGCTAAGTTTCAAGAAATGATTACTTTTAATTTTTATGATTATAAAAGAAAGTTTTTTGATACAAAAGATATCATGGATAAGGAACAAACATTAAGAAATATAATGAAACCTAATACATGGAAACAAATTGAGAAATATATATATGATGCTGGATTTACAGATGTTCAACCTTTCTGGCGTAACCATATGTTCGTAGGAGCGATAGCAGTAAAATGATATTCGTAGCAAACTTACCCCATTTAAAATGTTATATTCGAAAAGAATATTTACATGATTTAAATAAAGGACATGGTGAGTTTGTTGATGCTGTTATGCTTGCAGTTAAATCAATACAAGGAAGAGCATTAATGTTCGAAGCATATCTACCTGAATATGGTGCATGTTTTGATAAGTTTCCTTTATCTGCTTTTGTATGGAAAAAAGATATAAAAGAAGAAGAACAATTACCTTTAGGAACAATTGAGTTATGGGATTGTTTCAGTAATAATATTCAAATATGGACAAAGAACTTATTAAAAAGTTGTGATGTGGATATTATGTTAAGAGGTGGTGAACGAATGGGTGGACAATATCTATTTACTATTGATAGTTGTCATGGCGATCCACAAACTATTGATACAGGTGTTAGTGAAGTACCAGAAGAACATAAACAATTTAATTTTGGTAAATTAGATAATGGACAATACTTTGCTCAACCTAATAATAGAATGTTATGGTATGAACAATCATTAACATCAAAAGAATTAAAGATACCAGACTTTCAAGTTTCATCAAGATATTTTCATTGTGAACAAGAAAGAAAATGGGCATTCGGTGATACGAATGATTATTTTTATAAAGAAAAGGAAAGAACTGAATCAGAAAAACTACAAGAAGAATTGGAGCCAATTACATGAACAAAGAATTTAGAGGTGATCTAGACCTAGAAGTACAACTAGATAAAGCAAAAGCAACTAATTTTAAAAAGGTTGCAGAGTTTATGAAAGGGTATGACCAAGAAGTAATGACTCAACCTTCTCTTCCAACTTTTGAAGTAGCAAAATTAAGAACTGAATTAATAAAAGAAGAATTTACTGAACTTATAGACGCAATAAATAAAATGGATATTGTTGAGATTGCAGATGCTTTGACAGATATACTTTATGTCACCTATGGTGCTGGACATGCATGTGGTATCGATCTTGATAAATGTTTTGAAGAAGTACATAGTGCGAATATGAGTAAGATGGGCAAAGACGGAAAACCTGTCGTTGGCCCTAGTGGTAAAATAATGAAAGGTGAAAATTATAAAGAGCCTAATTTAAAAAAGGTTTTATTTGGAGATAACAATGAGTGATTTTTTAAAAGACATTATCAAGCAAACAGGCAATGAATATGCTAACTTGGTATCAGATGGTGTCGAGTCTGGCGATGTAGAAAACTTTATCGATACAGGTAGTTATGTTATGAATGCAATACTATCAGGTAGCATTTATGGTGGATTGGCAGGTAATAAGATTACTGCATTAGCAGGTGAGTCTGCCACAGGCAAAACATTTTTCTTAATGGGAATGTGTAAACATTTCTTAGATCAAAACCCAGATGGCGGTGTAATCTATTTTGAATCTGAAAGTGCAATTACTAAAAGAATGGTTGAGGATAGAGGAATTGATTCTAAGAGAATGGTTATTCTGCCTGTCGCAACTGTACAAGAGTTTAGAACTCAAGCATTAAAAGTATTAGAAACATATCAAGAAACAAATGAGGCAAATCGTAAACCTATGTTTATGTGTCTTGATTCTCTTGGAATGTTATCAACTACAAAAGAAGTAGAAGATACTGCTGAAGGTAAAGAGACTAGAGACATGACAAGAGCTCAAGTCTTGAAAGCTGCATTTAGAGTATTGACATTAAAACTTGGTAAAGCAAAAGTACCTATGGTAGTTACTAATCATACTTATGATGTAGTTGGATCATATATTCCAATGAAAGAAATGGGTGGGGGAAGTGGATTAAAATATGCGGCTTCTTCTATTGTATATCTTTCAAAGAAAAAAGAAAAAGATGGTACAGAAGTTGTAGGTAATATTATTAAAATTAAAAATCAAAAGTCTAGATTGACAAGAGAAAACTCAATGTGTGAAGTTAGACTTACATATAATCAAGGTCTTGATAGATACTATGGGTTATTACAACTTGCAGAAAAATATAATATCTTTAAAAAAGTATCTACAAAATATGAATTGCCAGATGGTAAAAAAGTATTTGGTAAACAAATTAATGATAATCCAGCAATATATTTCAAAGAAGATATTCTAAAGAAATTAGATGAAGCTGCAAAAAAAGAATTTATGTATGGCAATGAAGAAGAGGAAATTGAATAATGAAAGATGATAATCTTATAAGAGTATTCCCTAAAGCATTTAGTGAAGAACAATGCGATAGACTTATTAAAAAGTATGAAGATGCTCTTGATAAAGATAAGAAAAGACATAATGGTCAAGGTGTACATTTTACTCAACTTAACTTTAGAGAAGCAGGTTGGGAAGCAGAACAATCTGAATTAGTAAAAATCTATATTAACCATGCTCAAAAGTATGCTAAGTCTATTGGTATAACAAATGAATGGCCAATGAAATATGCGTTAGAAGATATTAGATTAAAAAAATATATGCCTAACGATCATGATGAGTTTCAACCTCATGTTGATGTAGGTGATAATAAAAACTGTACAAGATTTTTAGTATTCTTTGTATATCTTAATGACAATGAAGGTGGACAAACTATTTTTCCAAAATTAAAATATGAAGCCAAATGTAAGAAAGGTGATATGTTAATCTTTCCGCCTATGTGGACTCATGTTCATGCTGGATTAAAACCAATTGATAAACCAAAATATTTGGTAGGAAGTTATTTACACTATGTCAGTCAAGAATTATAGTAAATTTGCTAGAAAGCATAATTTCAGTTATATTGAAACTGCTAAGTACCCCGATCAAACTTGCATAGGAATTAATGATGGCAAGTTTGCAGGGGTTGTGTATAAGTATGGTAAGGTTACACCAATTGAGAAAGATAACCAATTGACAATGCAGTTTGAATATGATATCATTGAGAACAATGCGATACCAAGAAATCAATTCGGTGAAGATTTTTTTAAACTGATTGGTGATATACTAATGGAAATAATTGATGAAAAACATAGAAAAGACGATACTATCAAATCTGATAACAAGTGATGAGTACGCAAGAAAAGTAATACCTTTTCTTAAACCAGATTACTTTCAAGATAAGAATGAAAAAATTATCTTTGAAGAGATACAAAAGTTTACTGTTAAGTATAGTAAATTACCTACCTTAACATCATTACAAGTTGAACTTGATAATCGAAAAGATTTAAATGAACAATCATATAAAGATATATCAACTTTAATTACTTCCTTAGATATAGAAAAGGTTGATAGTCAATGGTTGTTAGATACAACTGAAAAGTTTTGTAAAGACAAAGCAGTTTATAATGCAGTAGTTGATGGTATCTCTATTATAGAAGGTAGAGATAAGAATAGAAAGCCAGATGCATTACCTAGTTTATTAACGAATGCTCTTGCAGTATCTTTTGACAATAGAGTTGGTCATGATTATCTTACAGACGCAGAAGCAAGATTTGATTACTATCATAGAAAAGAAGAACGGATACCTTTTGATTTAGATTTTTTTAATAAGATCACTAAAGGTGGATTACCACAAAAGACTTTAAATATTGCTCTTGCTGGAACTGGTGTTGGTAAATCTTTATTCATGTGTCACATGGCTGCGAACTGTTTAAATCAAGGAAAGAATGTTTTATACATTACACTTGAAATGGCAGAAGAAAGAATTGCTGAAAGAATAGATGCAAACCTTATGAATATTTCTATGGAAGACCTTCATGATTTGCCTAAGAAAATGTATGAAGATAAAATGGAAAAGATTGCTGGTAAGACACAAGGTAAACTTATTATTAAAGAATATCCAACAGCATCAGCACATGCTAATCATTTTAGAGCATTAATACAAGAACTAGCAATTAAAAAAAGTTTTAGAGCAGATATTATATTTGTTGATTATTTAAATATATGTTCATCATCTAGATTTAGAAGTGGAAGCAATATTAATTCCTATACAATGATTAAATCTATTGCAGAAGAATTAAGAGGACTTGCAGTAGAAAACAATTTACCTATTGTCTCAGCAACACAAACAACTAGAAGTGGTTATGTATCTACTGATATTGGATTAGAAGATACAGCAGAATCATTTGGATTACCTGCAACTGCTGACTTTATGTTTGCTCTAGTATCAACTGAGGAAATGGATGAATTAAATCAAATAACTGTAAAACAATTAAAGAATAGATATAATGATCCTACTGTTAATAGAAGATTTGTATTAGGGATTGATAGGTCTAAAATGAAACTATATGATGTTGAGTTAAGTGCTCAAAATGATCTAGTTAATAGTGGGCAGGAAGCGGAAGATATACCTGTTTTCGATAAATCGCAAGGAGCTAGATATGAAAAGTTCGGCAAATTTAAAGTCTAGAAGATATAAAAGAAGAAGATTTATAATGAAATTGGATGTTAATAATCTCAAATATCCATATAAAGTAATTGATACTTATTTCAAGAATGTAATAATTAAGAATTTTACATTTAAAGATGATGCTATATCATTCAGTAACTTTCAGAATAGGACCCCGACCTTTGGCAGATTTGAAGTACCAAAATGCCTTAGAATATATAAAACATAAATAATAATAAACAATTTATGTAAATGGAGCTATTGGAATGTCAGTACAACAATACGTACAACAGGTGCGTAAAAGACAAACAATTACAGAATCTAAAATAGATAAAATACAATATTTTATTGAGGGTGCAGAAAATCTACCTATCGATATTTTTAGGGGATTAGAATATTCAAAATCTAGTAAACTCTCTTCATCTAAAAGGGATGTCATAATTGTTCGTTCAGAAGATAGAGAAACGGACAGAGACGAAATCCTTAGAAATCTCAGACAAGCAGGAATAGACGCAAAGTTAGGAGACTCACAATCTAGTGTTGACCCTATCGATGGTGTTTATGAAGACAAAGCATTTAGAATATTTGTTAAACCAAAATCAGGTGGAATGGGTGAGACAACTTTAAATGCTTCAATAACTGAACTATTTCCATGTATAGCATTTGAAAAAAATTACAAACCTAAAGATGGTAAGTCTTTTCATGAATGGATAATGGGTATTGATGTTAAATCACTTAGATGTATTATTCCAGCTGATGCAGAAAAAGCTCAAGAGATAATTAATAGAGCAGATACTTCAAGCAAGTTTGCTGATAAAATGGATAATGCTATTGCAATTCATCAATACATTTTAGATCAAAGTAAAGATAAAAGAATAGTTGCAACTAGGTGGGGAGCAACAAAAAAATCTAAACCTGCAGGTGTTCCAAGTGGTCACCCAGGTGATATATTTTTAATGTTCCATGACAAAGCAATATTAGGTGTTAGTTTAAAAGCAGGTGGGAAGAAAACTTCTGAGCCAAAATTAAACACTTATGTTAATACTATATTCAATGCATTTAAACAAGGCAATCAATTAAGAAGAATTTACAAAAAAGTTTATAAAGAAGCATGGGGCAAGATTAAAGGAATGCCACCAGAAAATAGATTTATGAAAGATAGAAAAACTTCACAAGTTTTAAGAGACTTTGATAAAAAGAATAATAAAAAGTATGAAGAATTTTATAATGTTTATCTTGAAATAATGAGACAAGAAGTTATTAAATTATTTAATGCGAATAGAAAAAATACTTTGGCATATATTAAAACAGAAGTTTTAAGAGACGCACCAGATGTTCCTACAATGGTTATTAAAGCATCTGGCAAAAGTTATTCAGAGATAACTGAGAAAGATGCGTTAGGAGTATTCATACCACAAGTAGATTTTATTAAAGCAACACCAAGTAGAACTTCAAAGCAAAATTGGGAAATAGAATTGAAGTCTGGTAAAGATAGTTTAATAATGAAAATGTCTATTAGAACAAATAAATCAGGTCATGCAGGTGTAAAAAAATTAGGACAATTTTCTCTTGCAGTAAAATATAACTCTTTAGGAACAAAATGAAAACATTAAAAAAACTTATAGAAGAAACAAACGAAAAAAAGAAATTAAATAAACCTTTCAGATTGCCTGCAGGTAGTTCAAAAAAATTTGGTGTCTATGTAAAAAATGAATCAGGTAAAGTAGTTAAAGTAACTTTTGGTGATCCTAATATGGAAATTAAAAGAGATAGTGATGAGAGAAGAGCGTCATTTAGAGCAAGACATAATTGTGATAACCCTGGGCCCAAATGGAAAGCAAGGTATTGGAGTTGTTATCAATGGAGAGCAGGTAGTGGAGTAGAGGATTAATGAAAACCTTATTGGAACAATCAGCAAATAAAAATTTACACTTAGAACATTTAGAAGATCATATATTAAATTTCGGAGTGGATGGTGGTAGAGCATCATTAAATTTTTTAAGAAGTTTAAGAGATATGTTAGCAGGTTCGGCTAGAAGCTCTGTTAACATGACTGTTAAATGGGATGGTGCTCCAGCAATCTTTGCTGGTATTGATCCAGCTGATGGTAAGTTTTTTGTTGCAAAGAAATCTGTATTTAATGTTAACCCAAAATTATACAAATCAAACAAGGAGATAGACAATGACTTATCTGGCGATCTTAACTCAAAATTTAAAATTGCTTTGGCAGAGTTTAGTAAACTTGGAATTAAAGGTGTACTGCAAGGTGACCTCATGTTTACAAATGATATATCTAAAGACACAATTGATGGTAAGAAGTATTATACTTTCCAACCAAATACTATCGTATATGCTGTTGATATTGATTCTGATCTTGGTCAGAAAATAAAGTCAGCAAAAATAGGAGTTGTTTGGCATACAACATACACAGGTAAAGATTTACCTAGTATGAAAGCAAAGTTTGGTGTCAATGTCAAATCATTAACTCAAACATCTTCGGTGTGGATGGATGATGCATCATATAAAGATGTATCTGGTAGATCAACATTTACACAAAAAGAAACAGATTACATCACATCAATACTATCAAATGTAGGAAAAACATTTCAATCTATCAACGGACCTATGTTAAGAAAGTTTCTTAAACTACAAGAAAGTATGACAGGAGCCATGATAGGAGCGTCATACAAGACATATAACAACAGTAAAGTAAGACAAGGGGAAAAAGTAAAGAATCCTAGAAAACATGCGTCTGAGTATGTTAAATGGGTAGAACAAAATCTACAAAAACAAATAGATAAAGTAAAGACTCCTAACGCAAAACAGAAGTATAAAAATATACAAAAACAATATACAATAGAGATTAAGAAACATGCGAACAACTTAGCGCAAGTTGCGAAGTTTCAAAACTTTCTAATTGATGCTAAAATGCAGATTGTTAAAAAACTAAATAATGTTAAGCAACTTACTGACACATTTATTAAGACTAAAAATGGATTTAAAGTAACTAACCCAGAGGGTTATGTGGCAATTGATAGAGTGTCTGGTAATGCAGTAAAACTAGTAGACCGAATGGAGTTTAGTTTCAATAACTTCACGGCTATAAAAGCATGGGATAAATGATAAAATGGCAATAACTTTTAAAGAACTAGCACAAACCTTAGAAGAACTAAGAGTTATTAATATGATTCAAAGGCGTAAGATCGCTAGAAGAATGAAGCGACTTGCAAAATCATCAGCATTTAAAAAGAAAAAAGAAAGATCGATGTTAAGACGATCATCGCCTGCTAAACTTGCTATCAAAGCAAAGAAAATGGCGAAGGCAAAAATCGTTAAAAAATTCTATCCTAATTATAAAGAACTTTCCCCAATGGCAAAAATTAAAATAGATCAAAAGATTGCATCTAAGTATGGAGGTGCAATTTCTAAGATTGCAAAAAGGTCTATGATTAAAGTAAAAAAATTAGATATTTTAAAAGTTAAAAAGGCAAGAGCCGCAAAGAGTAAAAAAGCAGATGAAAAAATTGGAAAAATTTAAACTTTGGGAAGCACCCCAAAAAGGCGAAATTGTATTTACCTTTGGTAGATTTAATCCACCTACTACGGGTCATGAAAAGTTAATTGATAAAGTAAAAAAAGTTTCTGGCTCTAGCGACTATAAAATATTTCCGTCATTCTCACAAAATCAAAAGAAAGACCCTTTACCTCATACACTAAAAATAGCGTATATGAGAAAGATGTTTCCTAAACATGCAAGAAATATAATTGCAGATAAAAAGGCAATTACTGCTATGGACATTGCAGTATTATTAC